CCTAACAAAGAAATGAGGCAAAAATGACAATAGATAATCAACTCTATCAGGTCGGAGATTTATTCACCACCCTGAAGTCAAAAAAGACAGGTGTTATCAAAGAGATACACCCACAACCATCTGGCTCGGTGCGTGTGCTACTAGAAATGCCAACGAAAGAAACTCGTTGGACTTCGGTATCTGCTCAAACCTTACTAGGCGTATAATCTAAAAACAGGGGGGTCGCAGAAATGTCAGACCCCCCTGCTATAATTACTCAACCAAACCAAACAACAACGAAAGAAGGAAACAAATGGCTAGAGGAAAAGCAATAAATGTAAAAATCGCAACACCTAAAATTATCAAGGCACTAGAGAACGCTCTTGATAAACTAAACAAAGACTATGCTTCACAAGAAGCAAACGAAGCAAAGTATCAAAAGGCTTACAAGGCTTGGCAAAAAGAAATCGGTAAGTGGGCTATTACTAATTTCTCAAAAGCAGAGAACCTTCGCACAAACTATCGCTCTTGGAACAAGACACTCAATGTTGATTTCGACATCATCACAGAGGAAACTTCTTTCCCAACAGAACCTGAAAAGAACTTCGAGGTAATTCATCAGCACAATTATCGTGAGATGAAAGAGGAAATGGAAAACGCAATCCGTATTCTCAAAATGACAGATGAGGAATTAGTTAGCACCAGCACTTACAATGCGGTTGCTCGTTATCTCTAAATAGGTTTTGGGGGGTTAGCACACAAAGTCTAGACACCTAAACCCAAACAACCTGAGTAAGTTGCCAAACTGCTCTCCCTTTGGGGACAACTACTAACAAAGGTAATAAAATGAAAAATAGATTTCGTGTAGAAATTTATGATGAAAACAAGTTAAATGATTTAACAATCTATTCTGAGCAAGGTGTTGATAAGGAATACTTAACTGAGTTAGTATTTTCTAATCGACGTAACTTCTTTGGTAATGTTCGTGCTTATGTCTATGATACTTTAAAGAAGACTAAAACGACTGCTCTTTACCTCCCGTCCGAAATTGTAAACTTTAACCGTAATAATCAATTGACTAGGGATGAGTTAGGTCTGTAAAGATCTAACACTGGCTGCATATGCAGCTGGCCCGTATAGCTGAGGGGTTATCCACAGGGTTACGACCACTTGTGGATAACCCCTGGAATTTGTGAGATTAATCACATCAGACAATTCGGACATATTGTATCTAATCCTAGACAATGTCAGTGGCAGATGTTATAATGAATCTAACAACCAAACGAAAGGAAATAAAAATGGCTCATAATCTAGAAATAGAAAATGGCGAAGTTGCATTCGCACTTCGTGGCGCACCTGCTTGGCACAATCTTGCCAATCGTATCTTTACTCAAGACGAGGAAGTTACAACACAATCAATGCTCGATGAGGCAAAGTTAGCGAATTGGAATGTTCGTCTATCTCCAATCAAAGAATTTATCCCCGATTCATTTAACGATGTATCGGATGCTTCTCTAGTGCTACGCACTAATCCGTTCAATGGCGGAACTGATGTTCTTGCTACTGTTGGAAAGCGTTACAAGCCTGTGCAGAATGAAGAACTATTCGCATTCGCTGATGCAATTCACGATGCTAATGCTGATTGCCGTTGGGAATCTGCTGGCTCACTAAAAAAGGGTAAAGTCGTTTTCGGAACTGTGGATATTCCACGCACAATGGTATTAGACCCACAAGGTGCTAATGACCAAACCAAACTATACTTAATTGTATGGACTTCACACGATGGTTCTGTTGCCGTTCAAGCAGCGGTTACACCTGTTCGCGTAGTATGCCAAAACACTCTTAATCTTGCAATGCGTAATGCAAAGCAATCATTCAAGATTCGTCATACACAATCTGTTGAAGGTCGCATTCAGGTTGCTCGTGAAACTCTAGGGCTTGCTCTAGGTTACTTTGATGAATTCGAGATTGAGGCTAAGGCTCTGTATGCTCAATCAATTACTGATGCTGAATTCTCTAAGTTGATTCAGACAATTTATCCTAAGCCTGACAAAGATGCAGCAAAGGTTGCTCTAACTAAGTGGGAGAATAAGGTTGTGCTTCTTGATAACCTTTATCACAACTCACCAACGAATGCTAACATCAAGGGAACAAAGTGGGGTGCATTTAATGCGCTAACTGAACGCCTTGATTATTTCCGTTCAGGTCGTGGCAATTCTGAAACACTTATGGCTGGTGCATCAGGATTTGACCCAATTCTAACTGCTGAGAAAAACAAAATCAAGAAATTGGTTTCTGCTTTCTAAATAAAAAATTCCTGAGCATGAATAAAAACTGCTCACAATTTTTCTTGGTCCATTAGCTCAGTTGGTTAGAGCGCTACCCTGTCACGGTAGAGGCCGTCGGTTCAAGTCCGATATGGATCGCCAGGCGCCCGCAATGCTAAGGGGGGCAAAAGTGTGTTACGAGTCACAAAAGAAAATCCCTGGAATCTATTGTAAATGTCAGTGGGGTCCTGTATAATTCTCTTCATGACCAACGAAACCATATCAAGTAAGTATACATTCGTCTGTGACCCAGATGAATGCGATTGCCTAATAGAACTAACATCATCTGATGGATTTGGCTTTCCTTCAGGTGTGACCGAACTCACATGCCCGTGTGGTCGCAAGACCACATTGGTGTCAGTGGAGCATGCTACAATTGCACCAACAAACCAAACGAAAGAGGAAAAAATGGAAACAACAGAAACTACAGTACCAGATACGTACAACCCTAATCTATTGGTAACCTATAAAGTTATCCGTGGATATTCGGATGCAGAATATGCAACAGACAAAGTAGTAAACATTGAATGGGACTTACACAATGGTCGTACTAATTCTAAATTAATTCAGACTCTTAACTCTAAAGTTAACTCAGTTAAAGATATTATTACTGAAGCATATGCTGATTCAGATGACCAAGAAACACTTCGTGCAATTGCTGAAGCGCTTGGTATTGAATTAACTAGAGATGTTGAGTGGTCTGCAACAATTGAAGTTAGCGGAACTATTCAATTAGATTTACTTGCTGATTCAGATACAGATGTAGAACAAGAAATCTACGACAATCTTTATGTTGAATCACAAAACGGTAACATTGAAGTAGGAGATGTTGAAGTTACGAATGTTCGTGAGAACTAATGTACTTTGAACTTACTGCTCCCAATAGGTTGTCCATGGAGATGGCTTATTGGGATGCACAAATTATGGGACTTGACCCAGAAGCAATGTCCGCATTGACTTTCAACATAGGAACTGGTAGTATTGAGAAAGTAAGTAGGCTTAGAGATAAGTACAACTTAACTGAATCTTATGTATCAGAATACGAAACCACAGGTTATTAAGGAGAAATTATGTCAGACTATAAAGATGGTTGGGACGACGGGTATAAATTTGCTCGTGAAGAAATAATGGAAAAGTTATCAGAGATTGATATCAACGACATTGATTCTTGGATCCTTGATCGTCTTTCTGAGATGATTGAAGGTGGAAAACTATGATGGCTGAATGGCTTAAGTGTGACCAATGTGCAGCGCAAGCTATGTGGGAAGCAAAGAAAGATGCATTCTCTCTTTACTTCTGTGGTCATCACAAAAATAAACAGGGCGAGACTCTTGTGGACTGGGCCCATGAAATGGTACAATTGCTTAATTACGAGCAGAATCAACTACTAACGAAGGCGGAATAAAATGGGAGATAGAGCGAACTTTGGATTCAGAGATTCCAAGGAGAATGTAGTATTTTTATATGGACACTGGGCTGGGCATAATATGCTAGCCAAGTTGGCCAATGCTGTGCAGGCTGCAGAGCCTCGCTGGCAGGATGAATCATATGCAACACGAATTGCTATATCTAATCTAATTGGAGAAGACTGGACTGAAAAAACAGGCTGGGGTATCTACATTAATCAATTAGGAGATAATGAGCATAAGGTGCCTGTTATTGATTGGTCCAATCAAACTTTTACACTGTATGAAGAGGACCTGAGCACGGTAGTATTTACATTGTCCCTGGCTGCATTTGTAGATAAATACAGTCGACTAGTTATGGTATAATTAGACCTAGGACCTTGGTCCTGGTTTTAATATAGAAATGAAATGGTGCGTCTATTTAGTCTTTATGGCCAGGCGCTAAGTAAAGCGGTTTATTTCTTTCGTTGGAAATCAGCAGCCATATTCATACCCCCCAGCTTTTAGCTGGGGGTTTCTTTTTGCCCGCAAAGACTTGAGGGTAGCATATTGTCTTTACGACTGTCAAATATATTTCCCAGGAATTTGTGTGATCTTGACCACAAAGCTGAATCATGTGGTGTGTATCACACCAATTTGCTATTCCATTTGTCAGTGGTCCATTGTATAATTAGAACCTATCAACGAAAGGATATAAAATGCCAAATTGGGTATATAATGGATTAACTATAGAAGGTAATCCTGAGCAAGTAAAATCTTTAATCAAGCAGATGAATAAGCCATTTGTTTATTCAGTTCAATCTAATGGTGATTTATCATTTGATATCAAGCAACGTAAGTATGTTAATCCTATCTTTGCTTTTCATAATATCTATTCATATGTAGACCATGGTGTATCTGATACTGAGTATCATGGACAACCTCCTCGTTCCGCCGACTCTTCATTTGCCGACTGGATAAAGTTTGAGACCAATGACTGGTACAACTTTAATAACCGTGAATGGGGTACTAAGTGGGATGTGGCTGTAGCCGAGGATGATAAGTATCCTGATACAACTATGGAAGATTATGAGAACGCTGAAAATCATGTAGTCCATTACAACTTTAATACTGCATGGTCACGACCTCTTGGGGCTATATCTAAACTATCTGCACAATACCCAACATTACTATTTACTTTATCATATGAAGAAGAAACAGGCTGGGGTGGAGAAATGGAATTCCTCCGTGGAGAAGTTATCTCAGAATCAGAATACGACAACATGTGTCGTGATTGTGATGCAACAAACCAAATGGAGTATTGCGAAGAAGATTGCGGTCAGATTTGTGGCAACTGCAACTGGCTTGGCGAGGCAGACCTAGAGGCTGTAGCAAAATGTCAGACCCATAAGATATACTTAGACACTAAAGTACCCGAATATAGAAAGGCGGAGGCAAAATGAAAATAGAATCATTAGATGTACTAAAGGCTCAAAAGCAAATGTCAGAAGCAAATGTAAGTTTTCTAGAGAATGAAAACCAAATGGTAATAGACGCAACATATTCTGAAATAGGAGAAATGCTTGTCGAAGATTGGGTCAACTCTAATTTAGATGAAGGCCAAATGTTTGCAGATTATAGATTTGCAGAAATGGCAGATAACAATTACTTAAAGGGTAGATTTAATCTATTCTATGATTTAAATCCAGGCGACCAATACTATTTAGAATGTGAGGAAGAATAATGTTAGGTTATACTAAGGATAATTTAGATCGAATGACTAATGCTATACATGACGCCAAGCTTTTTTATATTATTAATTCCACCGCTACATATGTAGACAGGGAACTCTTAGTTAATGATTTGTTAATGGCAAAGGATTTTCTTGATGGGCTTTGGGCAGAGGGGTATTTTGATAATGCATAATCATTATTGGGAATGCGATGATGTTCCAGGATACTTTTATTGTGCCTGCGGAGTTATGGCTATTTATAATAGGGAAACGGGAAAGAAGGATATTCATGACTAAGTCATCTCAATTCCTAGAGTATATGAAGATACATCTAATTAGTTTAGAACAAGACCAAGAGGATGTAGAAAAACAAATGCAGGATATAGATATGGACTCTCAGGAGTTTAAAGAACTAGATTCTGAGTTTGTTTGGTTTGGTGGACAAATTATTGCTACCCGTCATTTATTGTCAGTGGCTACTGATATAATGAATAACAACGAGAGGATATAAGATGAATGCTGAAGACATTGGGCTCCCGCCCCATTTACAACGTTTGGTTAATTACGGTATTAGTGGATTAGATATAATGCACGGGGAACTAAAAAACCTTATGCTAATTGCAGAAAAGGAATTGGCTAGCGCTATTGAGACAGAAGAAGAATCAGAAGAAGCAATGGATTCTATGGAGCGCACAAGATGTGAAGGTGCCCTTGATACATTAGTAGATATATATAACCTAACATACCAACTATCATTTGCGATTGGAGTACGTAATGAAGCCTGAAGATAAAGATAAACTAAACAAGTGTTTAGAAATTCTAGATGACACAGACTTAGGTCTATCATTAGTTTGGCTATGGACATGGTCGACAATTAATAATATACTAGAGGATGACACCTATGTTGCCAAGGCAACCCAAGACGAGATGTGGGACCACCTGTGTGAGGCTGTAGAGGCTGGAATGGGCTTCTCCTTGGAATGGGGCGCCGAACAACATCAAGAAGAAGTTTTAGATTGGATGATGAGCAGGGATTACATCGTAGACCCTGATGAAGAAGAAGAGGAGGACGAAGATGAAGATGAGTGACAAGTATCTAAACGATCAACTTAGTACAGCCCAAAAGCTTTTGTGGGGTGGGTCCGAAACAGAAAACATCGAGGCACACAACATCATTGCTAAGTTAATTAAAGATAAGATAGAGCAGGCAGAACTATGAGTCAGGAATATAAAGTCTATGGAGACGTAGTTCAGGAGTACTACCTTGTAGTAACTGCAGAGAATCGTGACGAGGCTTGGTATGCTGCGGAGGCAACACCTAAAAAAGACTGGAAGAAACTTCCTGCTCGCAACAAAGGCAATAAGATAGAACCATATAACATCGAAGAAGTAGAATAATAACTAAATAAAGATAGGTTGGGCCGTTATGGACAATTCGGACATAACGGTCATAATCTAAGGGCACGGGCAAAAATTTTGCTTTACGTACCCTATTTACAATTCCCTGGAAATGGGATATAATATATATAACAAAGATCTAGAAAGGATCAAACAAATGACATCAACACCAACAACAACTCGTGAGTACCTCAAGACCCAGGGAATTTCTGTGGGCAAGCGTGGTCGCTTTTCAGCTGCAGCTCTAGGAGCTATCAGCAAGGCAGCCAAGGACGGCGTAGTCTTCTCAGACACAAAGAACGTCAAGTAACAAACTAAGTGTGGGGATCCTCCTCTCTGTGGGAAACGGGAAAGGGGAGGGTCCTCGCTTCATTTACAAATGTCAGTGGTCAATGGTATAATCGAAACGAAAGGCGGAACTCAATGGCTAAAGCGAACGAATTCAAAGCAGCAGAAAAACTAACAGACTATCTAAACAATGCTAACTTCTCACCTGCCGTAATGGCAAACGTATTAACAACTGAACATACCTTATACACCCAAGACAGGCTAATGGAACTAGTTAGATACATCATTCAATACAATTCCCTTAGATTAAAGTCAGAATGGGATAAAGGATTTACATCCGAAGGATTGCTTTTAGCAGATGCGCTCAATGACATGCTGGAAGCAAAATATGGAGCGGTGGATAGAAACCTAACAATAGACTCCTTGAAAGAAACAAGAGTAAGAGACCCTAAATATATAATGGACTTAGATTCATTCTAAGATAACTTCCCCTATGGGGCATATGGCTTTAATTAGCTATATGTCCCATTTTTATATGCCCATCTTATGGGCCAAATTTCTTCTTTACGATCACATATAAAAAACCCCTGGAAATGTATAATAAATCTAATATAATCTGTCAGAATGTGCATAGAATATAACAGAATGTTATATATATTATGCTAAATCTGACATAATTTTTTGCCATATATATGGGCCAAAATTGCTCTTTACGACCAAATAAAAAAATTTCCTGGAATTTTATATGAAAGCTATTGACAAATATTGGCCAATATGCTTTATATAGGCCCTATTGACATTACGTCCCATCATATGATATGCTCAATTACATACATATGTTTAGATAGATATAATGATAGTATTTGGATCTAAATTGATAGTATGATTCTCCACTTTACTCCACAATACTCCACTAAATAAGCCTCTAGGAGGCTGATACAAGGGAGATAAAGGGAGGGGGGATATAATGGGTAAGGACCCAATTGCTTAAATTTCTACAGCTATCTTGCTGAGCATGTAAGGCATATAAATGGGTCATCATCTTGCTTGATATATAGTTGCTTACATTGAGTACATGCTACCTTATATGGCTCATATTCCTTAATAAACTTACTATAGGATGATTCGAATTTATCCATTATTTACAGGAGATGCAGTAATATGGAGCACGAATATTATCTGGGTGAACATATCCTGTTCGAGCACATTTATGGCATGTGGCCTTAATTAGATTAGATTCTTCTATATCAAAGGTAAATGACCTTGTATAGTATAGTTTAGTTGCATACCATGTGATTAGTATAGCTAGTATTGTTATCATTTTTAGGCCTCCCCGCCTTTTTCCCAATATGGAATCCCGTTTTTATCACGATCATTCCACTCTTCACCGCTCATATCAATATCTTTAAGCATCTCTTCTATAACTAATTTAAGACGCATTGATCTGTCAGGATCAATATCGCTGTATGTTCGTCTAGGTAGCATATCATCATCCATAGCCCCACAATTAGTACATGTTACTTGACCATCAAGGTCTAGTTGAAAGTCATGCCCATATTTAGTGCATATGCCATCGCTCATCAGTATCCCCCAAGACATTCATTACGAGTATGATATAGCCTGATCTTAGTCAATATCTTCTTAGTTGGAGCGTTTAATGGCTCTTTGCATGCACCGCATGCCATGTCCCATTCACCGCTAAAGAAGTCGTATTTAGCTCCCTTAAAATTGGCATACTTGTGTGCCACAAATACAGCAAATGGATCAGGTATCTCTAAGCTCTGTAACATGTATTTATTATAGCATTTATGTCAGGTACTGACAAGGGGGTCTCTACTTTTCGACTTCACTTTCGGCGTATATTACCTTAACTATTTGGAAATGTAATCTTTTCAAGATCTAATTTAAAATTCTTAGATAGGTCTATACCTATCTTATCATAATACTGAGCAATTGACTCCTTATCTGGTGCTCCCCAATATCCCAGGTACTCCCCAGAAAATATTGCAGATTGGTGAAGTTTACAATTAACAATGTCAAATTCTTGAATTCGACCACAATGGTATCTCCAGTCATCGTCAGATAAAAGCTTACCATTGCTAAACTTACCCTTAGACCAAATTATGCATTTCTTAATTGTAAACATTCTGTACCCTCTGGTACCCGCCCTAAAAGATATATTAATCTGGTCTCCATCCCATGGGTTTGATGGGTCATGCATTATTTCACGAATAAACTTAAAGTCTGTAAACATAAATGCAGCATGTATGAAACCATGCTCAGCAAATTTTTGTTCATCTTCCCACTTAATATCAATTCCGTCAATAAAAGCATAATCCATTATTTCCGTATCAGAATTAGGAACATTAACAGTAACAGTTTTTATTCCTAAAGACGCAAAGTTTTCTTCAGTCTTAAAATCTAATGGATCTACCTCTATGCCGTAATATTCATGCAAAAATACTTCTTTGTTTGGTCCATCTATCCATCTAACAGGATTTGTAGATATGATAGGCTTATCACAAATCTTTAACAGATCGTTATAGTATTGCTTTAGTATATTGTCCCAGCCTCTTTCAAAAATATTATGGGCATCAATCTGAAGTAAGTATTTATGATCTCTTTCATTTAACATAGAGGCCATCATTCTGCTTTTACCAGTGCCTAATGCCTGTTTAGACTTTATATCTATGTAGTTTAATCTAGGATGGCTAAATATTGAATCTGATAAAAAGTCTTTTTCCTCTATAACCGTATTGGCTATTCCAAAATACAATAGATCTGGATTATCTGCGTTAGCCAGTGCACTTTTGATTGTTTGAACTAAAAACTCTTCCTTGCAGGCTGCTATAGATACGTAAATTGTTTCGTTTATGAACTTAATCCTTTAAATGAATGTCTTTCACATACGCCTACTACATCATATGTAGATTGATCTAATTCAACTACATCATTATATTTAGCTTTACCTTGACAGAAATGACATGATTCTGTCTTGTCCGCCTTTTCTAGATATGCTTCAAGGTTATCTAGTATCCCCATATTACTTGTTCCTTGGTATGAGGCTCTGGGGTCCTTCTGTGCCAAATAGAGACTTCTTTACAGGTACGCAGTTAGGGACTTTCTTTCCGCCCTTATCTTTCATACCAACCTGCTTGTATCCGCTCCAGCAAGCCTTTTCAATGTTATCCCATTTGTCTTCATCTGGGTTCTCTGACTCGTAATTCTTTGAGATATCTTCATCTGAAAGCTCTTCAGCCTTGTCCATTTCACCCTTTGAACAATCAGGGCATTTGTCACAAGACACGTCTAATTTCTTGCATGTCTCGCATCCGCAGTCTTCATACTTTTTTTCAATATTATCCATAGTTATATTTTACCATATCTTTTATCATCTGCAAGGATCTCCTCTAGGAGCCCCTCTGGCATATCGTGACCTGCCTTAATATGCTCTCTAATGTGTGCTATTAAATGTCCATCATCTTTAATCTCTTCTGACATTGAAAATAAGGAATATTCATCTGAACCTTCATTTAGCCAACATGCTGCACACTCAATCCATCCACCCACATGTGAGTATATGTATATATCACTATCTGTAAATCTAGAATATGCCATCTGTTCCCCCTACAAATGTATTTTGTTTACTGGCTCTTTAGACCAGTGTATATAAGATCTAATATAAACTGCAGCATATGCAATGGCTGAGAATATGAATCCATACTCTTTGGTTATGATTGCATATGTTATCCACAGACATTCATTAAACAGTAATACAAACCATCCCCATTTATCTTTTCTGCCGACAAAATATATTCCAGCTACGCCAATTATAGCTAGCATCCATGAATACCACCACATATTATATCCTTATCGTTAGATATCTATTATACCATCAGTTGTGTCAGTTTGGTTAACTGAAATTAAGTTTTCATGATATTGCATATGGAAGTCATATAGTTGATGTGTAACTGCACAAAAGCATATAGGGCAATGTGTGATCCATTGAGATTTATCCTCCCAATGTTTAGGCATTAAGCTCCAGGTGAAGGAATCGGACCCTCAGCCTTACTTAACCATTGATCTTCCCATAAACCAATAAGGGATTTATTGCCTATGTCATCGAAGTAGTAACGCTTGGCGTTACTATCATAGTTCCAGCCATACCACATGTCGCCTTCCATCCAGCTAGATGATGCAATCTTCATTCCTTCTGGATCATTAATAATTGTATCTAAATGATCATACAGGTGAACCTCTTCAAAGATATACTCTCTAAGTGCTGTCCAGCTAAATATACGTCTTGATAACCATTCAATCATCTTTTGGATCCTTTTCCCATGTAAGTTTTCCATCTTTATAAACTGGCCAATATCCTAAAGGACGCCAGTCCATCTTCATAATCTTAGGCTCTTTCATACTGCCACCTGAATTGGAATCATGGCCTTACATCTTTCACAATATTGATATGTTGATCCAGTATATGGGCATGTGCCTGCTGCTACAAGGGTGTGTCCTTTAATTTTACATATCATTTTATTTATCATTATAGTTAATTATATAATATATGACAGGTACTGTCAATAGCCTTCTATTTTCCGCCGCACTTTTTTCGCTAAATTAGTTACAATATAGTAGAATCATCAGTATATTTTATAACTGGATCTAATCTATCCCAATGCCCGCTTTCGTTTCCTTGATAAACTTGACCAGTTTCTCTGTCTATAAGAAGCCATTTTTCTGGGGATTTGGTTTTAACCTGAAGAACAACTGCAGTAGACATTGTTTTAAAATTAAAAAGCTTTCTCAACTCTACCCCTTAATTGCTAGTACGCTTTTTGTATTCAAAAGCAAATACTTTTCTCCGTCTTCATCTTCAATATCAGTTCCACTGTTTTGATTATAATACACGCTATCACCAATATCTAATCCATTAATTGGTATAAGCTCACCTTTATAGTTATGCTCGCCATTGCCAAGATCAACTATCTTACCAGTTCTAAGATTAGACTCACTTAGTGAGGCCATAAGCACTATACCAGATGATGTGGTCCTATCTTCAACTTTATCTTCTTTTACTAACAGAAGGTTACCGAAGGGCTTGATCATTTTTACTCCTCAAAAGACTGTTGGCTTGCCCAAAAATTATCCTGAACCATTTTATCGTGTATTTTCTTTGCCTCCATAATTGCAGAAATTTCCTGATAGATTCTATATCCAAGATAGCCGCACACGGCTAAAGATAAAATAAAAATAATAATAAGTGTTTTCATATATTAATTATACTATAATAAATATGGATAGTCAATAGTTAGCAGGTTTCTCCGCTAGAAATATCTCTATCATTTAAATCTTGAAAACATGTACCATAAAGAGTATGTCTTTCTCCATTTTTTACTGGAGTTACACGGTGAGTAAATTCTTTTGTCATTGGTATTGATATTAACATCCCAGGCTGTGGCTTAATAACATATGCCTTGTAAGCAAATTCAAGCTGGCCATCTTCAAAATCATCATTTAGATAAATAGACCAAGCTGCAGTCATTCCAAAATCATTAAAGTCTGGATCACCAAGCTCTGCGGCCATGCTCTTTTCCCAATGCCACTGATATGCACCGCTATGATCAGAATCATCTAGAGGCCAAAAAGATTGTAGAGTTGTATCTTCGTTCAATCTATTTGGAAGCACAACTTTCATTCTATCAAATACTCCTTCAGATTTATAGAATAGCTCTGGGTGGTATCTTGAATCAGTTTCTTCTGGAAATATTGCACTATTACTTAGATCTATTCCGCGTGTTGGGCATATTGTGCCTTCTGGATGTATTCTGTAATTAACGCCAATAAATTTATTTCTAATAGAACTAGATCTAGAAGTTAAGTACCAGCCAGTTTTCTCATCACAGAATGGCTTAAGATACTCTAACTCTTCTTTTTCTAAAAAGTTAGGTATATACCATAGTTCCTTATCAATTATAACTTTTCGGTCTTCTAGAATTTCTTTATTTTTAATAAAATATTCTTTAAAGTTTTTGTCTCTATCAGAACCAACAGAATCTTCAATTTCATTAAACTCCATTTTTAGCTCTCCAATTTTATTTCTTCTATGTTTTCTTTAAAGTACTGGTTAGATAGATCATAAAACCATTTAGTAAGTTGATCTAAGCTAAGTACTCTTGTTTCAATCTTATCTGAAATGATATTGTTTATAGTAACCAGATACGACTCTTCATTGCTCTTTACATACGAAACCTTACCAGTTTCTGTCATAAAAGAATAATCATAGGCATCGCCTTCTTTATTGATCCCCTCCGAATTTTCTGGAGAACCGAAAATAAAGGTACCGTGGTGCTTGACAGACTTTTCTAAATCAAACATCTTCCTCTGTAATTATCTGATCAACAATTACTCCTGCTGGAACCTTACCAGCTTTAATTACTGCCTCTTGATTTCTTCTAGCATTGCACTTTAAGTCTGCAGAAGTCAAGCTTTCCATTAATCCCTCTGGTAATTCTTCTGAGTTATCTACTCCAGCGTAAGGATTTTCTAGTAATGGATGAGCTACCTTATCCTTCCATTGCTGCTTTAATTGATATTGATGAATTCTTTCTTTAAAAATTAATTTTTCCCACTCTTGAAGCTGTGCTTCTGAGTACCATGCATCCGCATAATCCCAAAAGATTACTATTGTGTATCTAGTTCCTGCAGTAATCTCCGACACGCTGTGAATGTTTTCTACTCCGCCAGGGAATGATACGAAAGATCCAGCAGGTGGAACAACATCTAAGCCGTGGTCTCTAAATTTTAAAACCCCACCTTCGTAATCTGGCTGGCTGTTTAGGTATATGCCAGAGTACTGCTTGTTGTCTGCCCAGCCCATATCTTCGCCATCAAGGTCTGTGTTGTCTGAGTGATCGTTAGCGTAAGCACCAAGCTCCCACTTTTGTGCATGCATGCTGTTAATTTTCATTGGTCTACCAGCAGCGTCAGAACAATATTGAATCATTCTTTCTCTTAGGTTAGCCATATACTCTTCAGTTATAGAAGTTCCATGCTCCTTAGTAAATGGAGAAACAACATGCATTCCGTATGATCCATAAAAACAAATGAATCTCCACTCCTCTTCGTTTGCGTTAAAGAATTTAATTAACTCTTCACACTCTTCTTTAGAAAGAAAGTTATCATATTGCCAAATCCCAGTACCTCCTCCGCCTAAGAGTTTACCTGCAAGCTGACTTGATTGCTGTGATAATGCTTCCATGACTAAACCTTCTTTCTACCAAATTTTTTAGGTGCTTGAGGAACAGCTGGTGTTTCTCTTCTAATTCCATGCTTATTAACATCAATTTTCATTGGTGGTCTTTTTTCTTGTATGCCTGATTTAAATTTACCCTGAGAAGGATTTCTTTTTGGCGTATCGTTAGAGTTTACAACGTTTTCTGACACTAGGCACCCTTTATTTGTGATATAGTTACAACATTATTACTTGCTGGAGTTGGAGCTGATTCATTTTGAATTTGCTCGTCTTTTCCGCATCCGCAATCTTTACACATTATTCGTTGATAAACCTTTCTCTTTGTTCTGGAGTTGAGGTCATGCTTAGAGTAACTCCAGAGTTTCCCTGAGATGTTTTGTCTATGATTGAAACTGGAACTATGCCAGTCTCACTGCCAACACTTTGGCATCCACACTCAACGCACATATTACTTTGGGCCTTGTGCTTGTGCCTGGTTTGACATATCCGTTGATGGGAATGCTGCAGCAGGTGCATCTGACAGGTGTAGGTTTAGATCGTTTGATCCTGACTGCTCGCCTGTTTCGTTAAATCCTTTTAAATCTTTTCCGTCTGACATGGTATTACTCCTATAGGTTATTTATTTAAGCGGGACTAGTATTCCGCTTATAGAACTATTATAGCATTTAGTTGATTAGGACTTGTATTGCTCATGCCAGCAATCATCGCAAATGTCTATTATTCCGCCCTCTGGCTTAGAAGACAGCCTAGTCGCTACATTATTACAGTTTTTTATTTCACAAAATCCACTAAACATTGGGTATTTTTTTAATACTCGCTTTCTTTGGAGTATATGGGCCAAGGTCTGCCTTGATTCTGCCATCTTTTCTTAATCTGACAATTCTTCCATCTTTGATCTGAGTGTCATTAAACGCAGTTGATTTTCTTTTTGCCACTACTTTAATTTCCCGCCAAATTTTGACCATGCTCTTTCATGTAGAAAAAACCCTATCATTTCGCATGCAGTGTAAATAATTGCAAATGTGCCAGCGTACTCCCAGTGGGCTTCGCCAGTAATAGCCATTTCAAAGAAGTAAACTAGTGTGCTAACAAATCCAATATGAACTGCTGGCCAAGTAATTGATTTATAAAAACTTCTTTTCTTTGATTCCATTATAGAGCTACAGACCCTTTGCCACCGCCAGAAGTTTTCTTCGATGGTGCCTTCTTAGCAACCTTCTTCGCTGGTGCCTTCTTAGCAACCTTCTTCGCTGGTGCCTTCTTAGCAACCTTCTTCGCTGGTGCCTTCTTAGCTGAAGTTTTAATCTCTTCTAGCATTGCTTCAACTTGAGATTCAACCGAGTTGAACCCTAACCAATTTTTTAAATTCTTTAACATGATTCCTCTTTTTCTTTTATTTTTTTAATTACGAGAGCTAAAACGTCTTTAGGTCTCCAGTCTGGTGGAAATTCTAAATTTTCCATATCGTTTATTAATTCTCTTAAAATCTTTTTTTTAATTACGTGAAAATGATCCCATTCCATAATATCTATTTTATCATAATATTAATAATGGGGCAGGCACGTGCACCTGCCCCATTAATAAACTAATTACTTAACGTAAGTAACCTTTGCCTTTGGATTCTTTGCATTCCACTTCTTTGCAAGTGAATTGAAAGCATCCTTGATTGACTTAAGTGCAGCAGCATTATCTGCTGTTAACTTAGCGATAGTTGCATCCTTAGCAAGGACAACTGCATCTGAAGCAGTCTTTGCATCAGCAAGTGCCTTAGCAGAAGCAGCCTTCTCGGCAGCAAGTGCAGTTGCAGAAGCAGCCTTCTCTGCTGCGAGAGCAGCATCTGAAGCAGCCTTAGCAGCAACAGCATCTGAAGCAGCCTTTACGACTGCAGCATCTGAAATTGCCTTAGCAGCAAGTGCTGCATCTTTAGCAGCAGTTTGTGCTGCAAGTTCTGAAACTAGATCACGAACTGTAATTTCTGCAAATGGTGCTAGTGCACGAGCAGGAAGACCAACTACATCTACAGTTGTTGCATCTGATGATGTTGTAGGTGAAAATGTGATTAGTGAGCGTGTTCCAGTTGCTGGAAGTGTTGCAACAAACTTTGCAACTCCAAAATCTGAAAGTGTAGCACCAGTTGTTACTGTTGCTGTGTCCATAACTGCTGTTGAAGCAAATACAGTTGCAGTAATTGATTTAGCAGATACCTTGTTTCCAAATGTGTCTGTTGCAGTTACTGAGATGTCTTGCTTTGTGCCAGCAGCACCAGCGGTAGGGGCAGATACTGTAAGAGTATTAATCTTACCAGCAGTTCCCTGTACGTAGTAGGTAAGAGTTGTACCCTGATTTGTGATTACAACTGTACCAATTGCTGTTGTCTTTGTGTAGACATAAAATGTTGCTGTTGTTCCTGTACCAGTTGCAATTGTCAAGGATGATGATCCTGATGTTGCTCCTACTGGTGCAGCAGTTGTGTGTAGTGCAGACACGATTGTTGCGTTTGTTGCTACGACTGAAACACTTGTTCCAACATCAACTGTTGCAATAAACTTTAGTGCGTCAGCTGCATCAACTGAGTTGTCTGCAGGTACTGGCAATGAGGCAGGCGTTGCAATTGCTGATGCCGTAGTGTTTGCTACAGTGTCAAGCGATACAGCGACTGTCATTACAGCAGCACTTGCAGGTGTTGCTACCATTGTGCCCAAAGTCATGGCTGCAACCATGGCTAGTGCGATTTTCTTAAATGAGTTCATTTAATTTATTCTCCTTATTTCCTCTGTCATCTTTGCGATTACAGAAATTTAGTGTAGTGCATTTACTTTTACATGGAAAGAGCAGGGATCTCCTCCTTCTTCCCATTCTTGCATTTCTTCATCTGTCAGAGGGGGACCGTCATGCGTATCGCAAAATACATCAGACACCCAACCCCTGTCATAACCATTTTTGAGCCATATTTCAAACTCTAAATGGTCTTCATCTATATTTTCTAGATCCATTCTGAAAACTCTTCTAGCATTACATGCTTAGGTTTTGCACCAGTAATAGTTTTTACTGGCTTCCCAGACTTAAATAGTACCATATAAGGGATAGAAGTTACAGAGTATTCTGCTGATTTGATAGGATTCTCATCAACATTTAGTTTGCCGACCCATAATCCACGCTCATTAGATATCTCATCTAGTATTGGAGACACCTTTAAGCATGGTCCGCACCATGGAGCCCAAAAATCAATAAGGACTAGATTGTGAGAATCTAATACTCTATCAAAGCTTTCATCTGTAACTATCAACTTACTCTCCTTTTAGTTCATCCGCTGCATTATTAAACTTATTCATAAATGTTTGAATAACCCATAATGCTGTCTCACCAGCATTTGCAGACATTGCTTTTGATGCTTCTTCTGTTCTATCTTCAATGGCAAGGGCGTTGTACCATTTCTGGTACAACTCCTCACCAATGTCCTTGATTATTTCTTCAAGGATAGTTAACTTACTATCCATTGATTACTTTACTCAACTTAAACAGATAAACATTTTGTCCATAAGAGTTTTCTACTGGATCAGAGGCAGTCTTCATTAATGAAATCAGCTGTGCTGATGTTAATGTAGGCTTTGTAGTCTTAAGGTGTACGTACTTTGCAGCAATTACCTGAACGGAAACAGATGTTCCATAAGAATACCCGTTAACATTTCCAGGATAAATAGTTGGCTGCTGGATTTCACCCCATAGATCTACAAGGTTTACATCATAGTTACTTGTTAAAGAAACTTGAGGCTTATCTAGATTTAGAGTTTCAACTCCACCAACTGCAATTGACTGGCTAATACATGCTGGCCACTCGATCTTGCCCTTCATACTTGGATTTCCAGCACTATTTCCAGAAGGGAAAAATACTGGTACACCAGAGTTATTTAAATTAGAAACTACTGTATCAACTGCTGTTGGTAAACAATAAGCAGATGTTGCACTGCGCTTAATAACTGGAGCATTAGTAGCATGAGATGATGCAACTGCTACAATATTGTACTTAGCTTTGTTATTATTAACCCATGTTAAAGCATTTACAAGAGTGTTTAGACCATAAGTTTGCTGTCCGCCTTTTGTTGTGTTACCAACAATTCTAATAAATACAATATTAATATTTGGGTTAGATGCAATTGCTGCAGAAGCCATTTGTGTTCCATGGTTAAAATTATTTGTTGATAACATACTAATTGGAAGAACTGATGCTCCTGCGCCCTCCATAAATTTAGTTTTATTTGGACATGATGGCCAATCTAAAATGCATACCTCAGCAACTAGTCTTGACTTAATTGATGGGATTGATGTGTCTAGCGCTGTGTCTAAAATAGCCAATGTTGGGACAACTGTTTTTGGCTTTAGGTTTGCCTGTGCAGGCATTGTGGTGATAGCGAGTGTGCTGGCAATAATTGCCATAGTTATTAGTTTTTTCATAAAGCTAATTCTACTAAATTCAGCGATGGTTGTCAATAGATTATTAGTTTTGTGTTGGGGGCTTGCGTGGATACCATTTACCAGAATCCATATTTCTTGCTTCTGACGCCTGTTGCTGAGTATTAATAATGTTGCTCATAATCTCATGCATTATATCTAATTCAATTCTAAGCTTATATAGTTCAAGCTCTAGCATATCAATTCTTCTTTGCGATCTCATATTTATTCTTCTCTATCCAGTGGCGTTGGCGCCGTTGCTAGTGTGCCACAATTAGCACACTCCATGTCTAAAAAGTACGTTGCAATTTCACAATCCTCAAAAAGAACTTTAAGGTTCCATATTTCACAACCGCATGGACACACATGTGTTGGTACACCTCTTACGTCCATTGAGTGAGAATAGTCTGGTCTTAAGTCGTTGATGTCCATTGTCTAAGTATACACTAAACTTGAATATATGTATAGGGAGCAGACACGCTCATGTTAAACTCAGTTGCTGCTTCTAATGCTGCTTTAAGCCTTAGTCTTGGGTTTTGTTGTTTCTTTGTTGCATGAAGGGCTCCAAGCGCTATTGATCCGCCGCTTCCTTCCGCCATATAATTAACTATATTTTCTCCAACATGAAAGTCTTCATCTATGGTAAAGAGTCTACCACATACTCCAACTATAAAAATTCCGCCAGTATCTTCCTCAGAGGCGGATCCGATGCTTCCATATCCATGCTCTTTAAATGCAGCCTTGACTGAATCAACAAACTTAGTTCTCATAAACTTATCTAATCCAGAATTAGTTTTTGTTGGTGTGTATTTTGGTGGAGTCCACATGTACTGAAGAATTTGCCCCATGCGAAATGAATCTGTAAATGCAATAGCATACTGACCAACTTTAAAACACTTTGGTTCTTTTCTTGCCAGGATCCAACCACTTTTTTCGTCAGAGGCAGCATGGTCTGATGCCATATAAACGACACCACCCTGGGCAATTGCAACAATACAAGTCATGCCTTTATTGTACTATTTTAATTATTCTGTGTCCAGGATCTCATGATATTCCAAGTGATTTAATTGATTAATTACATTATCTAATTCAGACTTCATTTCAATTAAATCCTGTATTGCCCTATAATATTTATCTTTCCACTCAGTTAACTCTTTCTCTAATTGATATAATTCAATCTTAAGATCTTTCATATCTAATCTGAGCTGGTCTTTTTCTTTCTCTTCCCGCCTATTTTTTTCTTTTTTGCCGTCTCTAATACCAGCAACGATGGCGGTACCAAAACCACTCAAGCTTGCTGCTAATATTGAAACCACTATGGTGATATATGATATTTCCATTATATACTGTATTATACAGTATATTTAATTTAAACTAATAGCTCAGATGCTGCAATTTCTGTACCGATATATCTTTTTTTCTGTATAAAATCTTTAACATGCTCATGTCCATTTTGTCTGCCAGCAATTAATACTACCCATCTAGGCTCAAACTTGTTGTCTATACATGTCTGACATAAGAACAAATTAATTGTCAATAATGATGATTTTTTTAGGTTCAGCTTATTCTTTGTTTTGTTACATGAATAACAAAATATCTTTTCACTCATTCAAAAACCTCTTCACATTCTGTTTCTTTAAAAAAACGACTTACATCAAATCTGATGTTGTCTCTTGAAAATAGCCCAGCAAAATCTTTTACTAGGCTCTTATATTTGTCCTCTTGCATATCACCTTTATATTTTAATATGATACCTTCTGCCTTTATGTAGTCTTCTCTTACAAAGGTGCAGTCTCCTTGGGTTCCGCCAGATGACCTACGAAGTACCTTTTGTGCAAGTTGTCCACCTGGGCCATACATTGTTACAGTTAGATATTCTTTTGCAAATCCCCAGTCTGTGTATTTATTATAAGCTTCGGTTACATCAATTGGGCCGTTGTAATGATAAATTGATCTAGCTGGGCTTTCTCCATCTCTTGCAATAGTTAGCATGTAGTGTGTGCTACCATTTGAATTTTCTTTCAAAAAATTGTCCACAACTGAAAGATGTTCTGATTTTAGTTCACTCACGCCATTGGCCTTCCTTCTAATTCTACTCTAACCCCGTAAGATTCCAGTAGCTTCTTTGCTCTTGAAACGTAATCAATTACTTTTTCTTTTTCTATTCCGTCAAACTGAATGAAGTTATCTTCATACAATCTTAATGCTAAAAAATCTGGGTACTGAACAACATCCATAAGTAAAAACATTGGTTTATTTAATTCCCATAGCTTTTTTTTCATTTCTGCGTTATAAAAAACTGGCTTATTTGGTTCACCAGTCCACTGGTTTATTCCATATTTAAAATGATTGTTGTCATAAACATTAGACATTTTGTTTTGCCTTTATCTGTTTCCATACTTCTTTTGTTTTGTGTGCATTCTTCATTTTATCCATTAAGCCAGATGACAAAAATACACCACCCCAAACTCCGTACTCATTATTTTTAATTCCAGCGTCGCGGCACATTAACATTACTGGGCATGATAAACAACATTGGTCTATAGCCTTAGCCATATTAACATCAGACTCGTACTGATCAAAAAATAGATTAGTCTCCATGCCATTGCATGCAGCTAAATGCCACCATCTTATTGATTGCTCGTCTGAATCTAATTCATTTAAAATATTTGACATACTTTAGCGGAAGAGTCCAAGCCCCTTTTGAATTGACTGGAAACTCATTTGCGATTCCCCAGGAATTATTTTTATAAATACCTTTGGTGTCAAAATATCCGCTATTATTTTTCTCCCAAACAATTAAACTATAATTGTTCCAGTATAAATCAAGTTTATTCTTAGGAATTCTATTCCTTAGAATTTCTACTCCGTTTTCATATAAGTGTAGCATTTGTCCAATTTGTCTTTTTTATACCTATATATTATTATACAGGAATAGAACAGCCGTTGTCAACTGTTTTTGTTACTTATTTGGATTAATTAGTGAAACTTCACCATCAAGTAATTCTTCAATGTGTGAGCAAACAACTGACCATTCTTCTTCAAAAAGCTTGTAGGATCTTCCATGACCTGGTCCTGGTGCAATTTGTTGTCTGTGTGAAACCATTAATACATGGTCTGCGGCAAGTTCCGCTCTGCCACCCTCTTCTATTGAAATATTAGGGCTATGTTCTATTCTAGATAGATCTGATCCAAAGTCTCCGTAGTCTAGACCCAAATCACTCATCAGGTTTTCTTTTAGTGTTTTTTCAACATCTAGGTTGAGAACTGAAGGAGAATAGTGTTTAACTACAAAACCATCTTTATCTACAAGGTACTTCTCAAAATTTGCAGACTGTATTGCTCCTGAATAAAATCCTTGACATAGCCACCATGAGTAGTACTGG